GATAATCTGATTCGTGATCTGGTGAATGGTATGTTTCGTGAATTGATCAATATTGTTCTTTCCACGATTCTTCTTATTCTCCATCTTACGATGAAACCATCGTTTTATATGGTATACTTTATTTGAAGAGGAAACAATTCGCTTGGTGTTGAGATCGATTCCAACTGGATTATCAGTTGATGTTATTTCTGGAGCCTCTTCAGCATATGTCAATTTGCAATATGCTTTATTGTTTCGAACAAAGATACGGCATTCTGTAACGCCTGATATGTCCTTGATACGAGAGAGGATTCTCTTTCCTCTCAAGGGATAATTTCGGCGTCCGAATCGTAACCACCAGTTCGAATATTTAGAGCATTCATTGAATTTCAAATTGAAATTTTGATCTAGAACAATAATCGGTTTAATTGCAGATTTGGGCAATTTTCGTCCTTTAATAGGACGATAAAGTTGCAGAAAATTCTGCAGTATTTTCGAGTTTAATTCTGGATAACGTTTACGACAATCATGATACATGGCCATGAAGTCGAACCAATAATCTGGTCCGCCTTCGAAAACGTATTGGGACATTTCTTTTAATTTGGAAAGAATGAAGAGCAGATTGCTAGATTTACAGGCATTGCCTTCAATTCTAGCAGTATAACTCTTCATTAATTTCATATAATCTCTCCAATCGTTAAAAGAATAAACTTATATATAGTTTTATCCTATTCACTTGTTCTCAATTTTCTAGTTCAGAGCAGTTCATCCTCCCCCTAAAGGAGGAGGTTTTCCTGCTTCTCTTGTATAAGCAACCCATCCTTGTGGGTGGGCTGTTGTTCTTTGACAATAAAAAATTAATGACTCGGAGGAAATTCTAATGTCTTTGACGAAGCAAGAAGTACTCGATGTAATTGTTAACAATGATGAAATGCTGACGGGCAATGCGATTGCTCAGGTGTTGAGTTATGCCAAGAAGACGAAGAAGCTTGGTGAAATTTTGGAAGCGTTGGTGGAAGTTGGTGCCATTGAAGAGAATAATGATGATCGGTATACGCGGTATGCTCTTCTTGATGAAAACGTGCTTGCCAATCATGAGAAGTATTCGGTGTCCGAATTTGATCCGAATTCTGTTGAAATTCCGGTTGATTGTCGTGGGTATGATATTGCCGAAACGTCCAAGGGTTTCCGAGTTGTGTTTCCGAATGCAAGTGTTCACAACATCACTCGCACTCAACGCATTTTGGTAATCAATGGAGAGAAGCACATTCTCATCAAATCTCCGGAAAACATTTTGGGAGCGATTCAGAGCTATTGTGCTCTTACGCAGATTGAAAATTGCGTACTTCGCGATTTGTCGGTAGGTCGAATTGTAGATCCTGAAAACGTTAACTGCAATCCCGTGCTGATCTTCGTTGCGGTTGAGAGACACAACAAAGCCGGCCAATAAACAAAGTCACTAAGGGAGAGGATCCTAATAGCAGGGTCCTCTCCCTTGCCATTAAAACAGGAGATGAAAATGAGCATCACGTCCGTTAAAATCGATCAATCTGTTTATCAACAAAAAAAGAATGCTTCGAAAAATGAAGGGACTATAAATTTACAAAAATTTTCGGATGATGATTATGACGCTGTTTCATTGAGAATTGAAGCTATTGCAAACTGTTTGTCAATAAATTCAAGCAGATTTGTTGTTACAACATACAGCAATATAGATACAGCATTATATGATTATGCACAAAACGTGCAAGGACAACCATCTATATTTCGGAGCATCGTGTCTGTGCAACTTCCGACACTTTCAACTCTAAACTATCTGCATTGTTATGATATGTATACAGCGGTTGAAATGTATGTAGATGCTCCCAGTAATAGTAGATTCTTGTTGTACAAAAACATGGCATCCCAGATGTCTTTTAGAGTTACTAATGCCCTGAATAAATGGTTGTTTGCGGTATTTACTGCTGGGGATGATATTAAAGTTCCGATTGCATTTATTGGGATTAATGGGATTTTATATTTTCACGAAATGGCCATTGCTACGTTGTGGTACCAGATTGGAGCAATGAAAACCTGTTCTATTATTAAGAAAATCTTTGATTTTCAATCTCTCCAAAAAGATGTATATGAAGGACAAAATCCAGCAGAATTGGGAAAAGATCTAATTACATCCATCCTTCTAAAAATCGAGCGAAATGCGGCAGAAGGAAGAATGACATTATTAGATAATAAAACAATCATCAATGAGATAAATAAGCAACTCAGATCGTTGTGTGCGGGAGATGTTGCAGATTTTAATCGAGGCGGAATAGATATTAGTGGCATACATTATTCCCTTCTTATGAACCAAGGAACCCTTTATAAGAAGGCTCTTATTCAAATTATAAATGCTTCTGATAGCTTGAAAAAAGATGCATTTAATCAAGGAATGCAATTAGGAATGTCTGTATTTTCCAGAATTGCAAAATGTGGTTTCTCTTTGAAGGATGAAAAAAACTATGGAAAAGTGTGGGTAAAAAAGGTAAAAATCATTCCAGAAAAATGCTATCAAAATGGTGTTCTTTATATATTGGAAGATGCATTCAGAAAATATCATGTTGATAAATTGATTATAGATCCAAAGTTATTTTCAGGAAGAGAAATCATAGTTCATTGTGAAGGAGATCATCCAAATGTGTCTAGAAGTGATCACCGTGTATGTTTAGGATATGATCTTACCTCCAGATGGAACACAATCACAACATCGGATTCTCAAAACATTTCTGTTGAGGTAATCGAATATTTCTTTAGACAGATTGAAGAAGTATTAGAAATTATCAATTTTGATTCTTCCTACAAGGGATTGAATAATGATTTTACTCCTAAACAATTAGGTCCACAATATAAGAATGCTCTTCGAAAATTTGAAGCGGATCATACTAAACGAAACATTACAAAAGAAACTGGAAGAGATTGGGTAGAATTAGATTAGAAAATTCCAGTAGATCACAAAGAAGGGTTGAAACATGGACGCGAACAATAACAGTCTTATTACATTGTCATTGGATTCATATACGTATGAAAATGCAGGTACTATATCTGACGAAATGTTTTCTAGAAATCATGCGGATGATGCCAATGACGTGCAAACAGTTCTATCTAGTTGTACCAATAGAATGTGTGAGCAGGTAATGATATTAGGATGCGGAGGAATTGGTGCATGGGTTGCAACATTTATAGCTGGTATACAGGCAGTGAAGTATTTGATATTGGTTGATCCAGATGTGATTGAAATATCCAATCTCAATAGAACGCCATTTGATATTTCAACTGTGGGAAATTTGAAAGTATCTGCATTAACAAGTATGCTTTGTACGTCAAATCCTTTACTCACAGTTGTTCCTTTAAATCAGTATTTTGATGCAAGGTTTGCTGAGAGATTTGGTATTGGAAGTGAAACGTATCACACTGTTCACCATCCATTTCTCCCAAACGAGGATGTTTTGGTAATTGATTGTCGAGATAATTTTTACAATGATTATGATCTTCTTGACAAAATATTCAAAAAAGAAATCTATATAATTCGTGCTGCATACAATGGCTCAAGCATCACGATTGATTTCAATCCAATGGATCATCCTGTAATGGGGAGAGGGGGATACACAATTACTCCGTCTCATATCATTCCCGCATCAATGGCTGCTCTTCTTGTATTAGTTGGAGCAATCAATATAAAAAGATATCAATCTGAACCAAGTAAATATCGTTGGATACTTGATAATCCTCTTACCTTTAATGTTGAGGATATTCTTGAATACATCTTTAAAGGTGTCATTTTGGATCGTATGACAAACGATGGAGATAAATGCGCAAAGACAATCACAGATGATATACTAAAACAAGACTTTTTGAACATAGTTGAAAAACATTTACCAGTGGCAAATACCAACGAAAATGTGGAGTTAGACTGATGCAAGATCTAGATACTGGAGAAGAAATCAAAGGCGGTAAGGCAACAGTAACCAAAGATGGAAAGGACACAATCATTACCAACTCGTTGGTAATTAAGCACGAACTAAAAATCGTTGTTCCATCATTCATCCGAAAAGTCATGAATGGACTAAATGATGTATTCAAAACTTCGGAGTTTTCAATATTTTGTAAGACAAATTGGAACGCAGATGCAGAAGCTTTTGTAATTGAGGAAGAATATTATATTCCGCAGCAAGAAGTTTCTACAGCACATATTGATTACAAAGAAGATCCCGGTTTACAGTTTAATACAGTATTGCATAGACATCCTGCGGGATGCGCTAATTTCTCGGGAACAGATGAGAGATACATCAATGCTAATTTTAGATTTTCATTGTTGTGGACAGATAGAAGTATTGTAAAGGCAATTGCTACTTTACCTGTTGGAAATTATGGTTTCTTTGCTAGATTGAAGCTTACACCAGCGGATGAAGGATTGCTTTCAACTACTGACATTGTAGGATCAAACAAAATTACGGAAAGAACAATGCAGCCCATTCGAGGATCTTGGGGAGAAAGATATGCATTTTCAAATCAGTTCGGATGGGTTGATTCTCAAGAGGAAATGGATTTAATTAGTCGATATGCTATGATGGGACAGTGTAATGGTTCAATTGATCCTCATATGGAGTTATCCGGCGGATATACGCGTGAGCGTGAGCGTTCTCCTAAAAGACAATCTATCTTCAAACACCTTAACGGTAAGCGACAAACAGGAAGAGTATTAGATGCGGATGATGAATATGAGGAAGAAGAAGAGTTTGTACAAGAGGAAGATGATGATCAGTTTGATTTCAATATTGGTGCAAGAGAATTAGGATGTGAACTTGAATCTGATGATTGTGGAATTTCTTTAGGACAATTTGAGGATGGCGAAAGACTGGAGGATGATTAATGTGTGGAATTACCGCATTTTACATGAGAGAAGCATCGATTTCTAAACATGTGATCAAATCAGCATGGCTTCAATCATTGAAACGTGGTACCGATGGGTTTGGTGCTGTCCTTATTAGAGGGCAGCACCAGCCCGGAGTGTGCTACAAAACAAGTGATGTAACTGAATGTACCACAATATTGCATAATTTGCCGCATCCGTCTTATCCTATGGATGTTTTTCAAAAAGGAGATGTTATTCTATCCAATGCAAGAGCCGCTCCCGAAACCGAATGCGGTGTAAGTAACGTAGAGAGAAATGTCCAACCAATATGTAACAGGGAGCATGGGTTGTATTTAGTACACAATGGTGCAGTATCATCCATTATTCAGAAAGAATTAAAAGAATCTGGTTTTGAATATGAATATCAAACGGACATTGATAGCGAAGCAATTATCCACGCTTATCTTATGTTCGGACGAAACATGAATGATACTATGAACTATCTTTCTGGTGGCTTCGCATTTGTTTTAGTAGATACTCAGAAGAATTGCATGTACTTAGTTTGTACCCATTCACCTTTGTACTGCGGGTATTTGAGAGGTTGGGGATTCTTTGCAGCATCTACAGAAGAATCCATTTGGGAAACCATATCTTTACTTAAAGGACAAAAGATAGAAAAGAATACAATGGCTCTCTGGGAAGATTATTATGCTCATAGAGTACCGGAATATTCTATTACTAGTATTGACTTGGATAGTGGAATGGTGTCTGGTAGTAGCTTTGAACCAAGATACATTACGTCGACGTATGATGTGTACAAGAAAGATAAAACAAAACCGAAGAGAGAATGTGTCCTTGTTGCAGCTTCCGGAGGATTGGATAGTTCTACAACACTAGCAACATTGAAGGCAGCAGAAATGAATCCGATTGCTGTTCACTTTAAATATGGACACAGAGGACAGGATTGTGAAAGAGCGGCTATTGGGCACGTTACTAAGGCTCTTGGAATAGAGTTAAGAGAATTTGATATTAGCGACGCAATGTCCAAACTGGATTTTGGAATGCTGACAGATCCTAAGGCAAAGATCATAACCGGAACGGAAGAAGGATTGAAGACGACTGCCGCGTGGACTACTTTCCGTAATCATTTAATGCTTGTACATATGGGTGCTTTAGCAGAATCTCTAATAATGACAAATCAATACGACGACGTTTACCTTACCGGGGGGTTTCTTCAATTAACAGAATCTGGATGTATTGTAAATCATATTAACAACAGGATTTTAAGATATGATGGAAAAGAAGTCCTTCCGAACGATTTAAATGTTGGGGATGAAATAATGTCTTTCAATATCGACAAGGGATTATTGGAAAAAAGCATTATAAAGGAGAAGTTTAATAATCATCACCAAGACACTTACAAATTGACTTTCACATATAATTCTGGATGCATACAAAGTGAAAAAATCCTTTTTGTTTCAGGTACTCATCCATTTTTTATAAAAGGAAAGAATTGGGTGGAGGCGAACGCATTATTTGTTGGTGATGTGTGCTATTCTATTAAAGAGTGTAAACTGAAAGATAACATTAAAAGAGGAAATGCGTTTCCTGGATATGATTTTGAAAAAAGATCTAAATGTAGAATGGGACATTCTGTGTCTGCCGAAACCAGACAAAAACTGTCCTCGTGGAGAACTGGAAAGAAAATGCTTCCTGAAATTAAAGAAAAAATAAGGAAAGCGTTTCTTGGTGATAAAAATCCAATGTTTGGACATATTCGTAGTAATACAATTCCGTGTTGGTGTGGAAAAACTCATCAAACTGGAGATACTGAAAACAGAAAAATCTCATCTAAAAAATGTTGGAAGGACGAAGAATATAGAAGACGAATTCTAAATGGTTTATCTATTTTTTGGAGTTCAGAAGAAGGAGAAAATGTAAAACAAATTCTTTCCGAAAAAATGAAACAGGTTTATAAGGAAAGACTGATTGCTAACGGAGGTATTCATTGGAATCAAACTCCAGAAGGAAGAGAAAAATGTAGACAAGCCACATTAAAAATGATTGCGGAAGGAAAAATAAATCCATCAATTTGTGGATGTGAAAGCCCCAATAAAAAAGAGAAAGAATTGATTTTACTATTTGAATCTCATTCTCTTCCTCTTAGATTTGTAGGAGATGGACAAATCTGGATAACTAGTAGCGGGAAACATATGAATCCGGATTTTATAAATATTGAACAAAAAAAGATTGTTGAATACTATGGAGGAATTGGATATTTTCACACCTTAGAAGAAATTGAAAACAGACATCAATTATATAAAAAAATGGGGTGGGATCACTTGGCAATTCTTGAGACAGATGATCCCAATCTGATTGTATCTAGAGTGACTAATTTTTTATATTCCCTTCAAAACGGATGGAATTTGGAGAGAATTGAGATTATTAATGGTGAACAGGAAATGATAAATTATTATTGTGAACCAAATAATAATTTCTTTGTTAATAAATTGTTAACCCACAATTCATATCCGGACAATTGCGAACGGTTTGTAGATGCAGCAATAAAGTTCTTTAAGTTTAGTATTGCTGGATTACACATCAAACCCCTATATGGTTTATGTAACATTCTAAAGACAGAACAATATCATCTTCTCAATCAGCTTGGATTTCTAAAGCCTCTTGAAAAATTCTTAGTATCATGTGATCGACCTATGATGATTCAGCAGGAATTAAAGAATCTCGATGGTAAAGTATGTGGTTGTGTATCTGTTCCTGCTAATTGCTCCAAAGATGGAAAGCCTGCATGCGGTAGTGGTTTGCTGAGTTATTGGTCCTGTAAAATGGCTGGATTGGAAGATGGAAGGACATATTATGTTGTAGATGATAGTAATTATGTAGCGTATGAACCTCCTTCTTTGGATGTTAAAACTCTAGACATTCTCAATATCATAAACCGACTTGAAATTCCAGAGAAGAATAAAGAAATCTTGAGAAAAAGGATTGGGAAATGAGTCTGGTTGTTGTTATTGCTTTGGTTCTGATCATTGGATCAATATTTTTCATACGAAAGAAAGTGAATGAGAGGGATGATGCACTGATCAGAAACCAATATGAAAACGATATGAATGAATGGACTAGACATCATTTGGTCCAATTAGAAATGAAATTTCCGGAATACAGTATTGATGATCTTCAAGGACTTAATCATTTTGAATTGAAATTGTTGGAGGGCATCATGAATGAAAATACTGAGGAGAAAATATAAAACATGCTTCTATCAGCAGTGTATAATCATATTTGCTTCATGGCTTGTTGGTGATGCAATCATCATAGACACTGTAAGTAGTATGTCTCGATTCTCCTTTGGTTTAAATGTGTTCTTTGATTTGATTGCAATTATCTGTATACTTCAATTGTTTGAATTTGTTAATGGCTATTATGCCGGTAAAATAATAAAGGCACACAAACTATATATGGATGATCCAGTTAAAGGTACCCTCCTAAATCTAACACTAACAGACATTGAAAGTAAATCAATAAACCCAATTGAAGCTTGGAGATGGGAAAAACAACATGATATATCGTCCTAATTGGGGCAAATCGATTGTTGACAATAACAACCAGTAAGGAGTATTTACAATGGGTTGTCTAGTAGACAAATTCTATATCAAGCTTAAACCTGCGTGGGAAGCCGTCGATGATTTCAATAAGATATATGAGCAAATTCCGCCTGAATATCATCCGATGTTCGGTAAATTGTGGAATGAGTTTCACAATTTAGAAGACATTATGAGTCATGAAAATGTAGATGCATTATGCGGAATTCTTGCTCCGCTTGAAAAAGATGGTGTCTTCTTTTTTAGTAGATATCGGGAGGATTGTCTTTCACAATTTCTTCGGAAAACATTTTTTGATACAGTCATGATTGTATCCAACCAATACAATGAGAGAAAACTCAACATCTTTATTGTATTGAAATCATCCAGTTTATTAGATGTTTATCTATATGAAAATCAAGCAATGAACGAACATGATATATTTGATGATCAAACATTTTGTAAAAGTATTGATATTATCAATGAGGAAATTTGGACAAAGGAATTGCCTGATGATCAAAAGTTCGTCCAATCGGCAATCGACAATTTAGTAGAAACGGACATCACCGTCCTTGATTCTTCTAAATGAGTATTGGCAATCGGGCAACTTGGATTTTGGGAATGACATAACGGAGGTTTTGAATGTCGTCTCGTAAAAAATTCGAGTTGAATAGATATGATTTCTATGTGTTTATTGGTATTACCTTATTATTGATTTCCATGTGGGTTGGAGTATTTTCAATGGCATCACTTGGAAAGTTTTTGCAAGCAATAAGTAATCAGATAGAAATATCGCATGTAGAAATCGTACAGAAAGAAATGGAAAATCATGATGATTTATTAAACTTTATTGCAACACAAAGTAGACTTATTGTTATTGACAAAGAATCCTTTACCGTTGTTAATCACTTAGTAAAAGATGCTATGGAGTGTGTAACAGAATTCAAAAACGAATATATCGAACCTGATAAATATGAATTGATTTCAGTTGATGCCAGTGCCTATACAGCAGATGAAGATGGATACACATCAATTGCGGCATCTGGTATGGTTGTAAGAGAAGGTGTTATTGCATTATCTAAGGATCTTTTAAAACGATGGGAGTTCGGAACTAATATCGTTTTAGTACGGAAAGAAGAAGACGGAAAATATTTAGTTCTCGGAAAATATAAGGTTGAAGACATGATGAATAAAAGATACAAGAACGCGTGTGATGTTTTTATGACTGATAAAGAAAAGGTGGAGATGTTTGGAAGACGAAATCTTTTCTTAGCTGTAGAACGCTGAAGCTTCCAATGTCCAACAGGACAAAGTGAAAACAGTGATCAACCACCGTTCTAAAATCGAGGAAAGGAACTCCAAGTGAAAATTGATCTTGTTAATGTCGATAACGTAAGTGATGATTTACCGGAAATAACATTTGCAAAACCTTTTGAAAATCGAAAGTTCGCGAAGGAGGGGTTATTTAGTCAACAGTTGTTTGGGCCTCTAAAATCTTATCATTGTGCCTGTACAAAAAATCCTTATAAAGGACCAAGATACGAACAGCCTGTATGCCCTGTATGCAACGTTAAAATCACGACGGCTGAAATGAGAAAGCGCCAGTTTGGAAAAATCAAACTGCCATTTCCTATTTTAAATCCGTTGTTTTTGTATCTTGTTGCATCCAAGAGAGCAACGATACGAAAAGTCATCCAGGAGATGCTATCATTCAAAGCTAAGTATTTCTTTGATGAAGATGGAAATCTCGCTAAGTTGGTTGATGTTGATAATCCTGATCCGAATATTGAATATTTGGAAGGACTAGAAGGTGTACTCGCATATGTTCGTTACTTGATAGAAATTGATAAGATAAAAGCAAGTGACGAGAATACCAATATACTGCCGAGAGCAGAGTTGACTTACATAGATGAACACTGGGATCAATTAACCATACAGAATGTCATAGTCATTCCTCCAGAGTTTCGTCCTTGTGGAAAACTTCGCGGCGACAATTATGTATCTGATGATATCAACAAACGATATCAAAAGATTATTAAGATTTCCACAGAACTGAAGAATCTGCCATTTCCTGTAAGAGACAATGATGCAGTATATCAAACCAATTTCAAATATTTACAGAAGCTGGTTCAAGAACTGTATGATTCCGTCTTAGAAAGTATGAGCAAAAAGACGGGTTTAATTCGTTCCAATATTTTGGGAAAACGAGTTGACTTTTCAGGAAGAGCAGTAATTTCTCCAGATCCAACACTCAATTTAGATGAATGCCGATTGCCCTATTGGATGGTTTTAGAAATTCTTAAACCATGTCTAATCACGCATTTCATCAATAAACGTGTTTGCAAACGTTATAATCAAGCGATCAAACTTATTGATGAGAGTATTGAAAATAGCGATCCGAAATTCTTTGATATAGTTGAAGAATTTTGTGCAGACAAAGTGTGCGTATTAAATCGTCAACCGACTCTTCATCGTCTATCCGTACTTGCGTTCAAGGTTAAAGTGCATCTAGGAAATACAATTCAAATACATCCTCTAATCTGTTCTCCATATAATGCAGACTTTGATGGGGATGCTATGGCTGTGTATTTTCCGATAACACCTGAAGCTATTGCAGATACCAAAAAGAATTTGGGAATATGGGCAAATCTTTTATCTCCTACGGATTTAGAAGCTGTACCAAAGCCAAATCAAGATATCATTCTTGGTATTTACACGGCAACAAAAGAGCAAGAAGATGAGCAGACAAGAGTATATAAAGGAGCAGTTCTTCCGTTTGGTAGATATTTATTTAATATGTGTTTACCGACAGAATATCCAGTAATAAACGAAACTGTTACAAAGAATAAACTCAGATCTATAATGAACGATATATGTTTGAATTATCCGCCAAAACAAGTTATGGATACCTTCGATAAGATTAAGTCGTTAGGATTTAGTATGGTGACTATCGAAGGATTTACATTGTCCTTATTTGATCTGTATGATGAACAATTGATTCGATATGCAGATGAACTAACTGGAAATGTAGAGGAAGATATGGAAACTCTTAAAAGCGATCCGGCAATTGTTGGACGGCTTAAAGAACTTCCGTTTGCTATCTTTATTGAATCCGGTGCAAGAGGGACATGGGATCAGGCTAGACAGATGGTATTGTCTAGAGGATATGTAGCGGATGCAGACAATCATGTAAGAGAAACATTAATCAGATCAAGTTTGACAACAGGATTAACTCCCGTTGAGTTTTTCAATAGCTGTTGGGGTTCAAGAAAAGGACTATTGGACACTGCATTGTCTACTGGAGATACAGGATATCTAACCAGACAATTAATCTATTCTACAGTCAATATGGAATTAGGAGAAGAAGACGACTGTGGTACAACCGATACATTAGATTTGTTTGTAGCTGATGCAAATGTAGCAAAATCCTTAATGTGGCGGTTTATCGTTGGAGGGAATGGCCAAAAGATTCTTGTAACTCATAACAATTATCGTGAGATGGTTGGCAAAATTGTTAAACTGAGAAGTCCAATATATTGTAAAAATAACAGGGTTTGTAAAACTTGTTACGGAAATCTTTACAAGATATTACACTCAGATCAAATCGGTATCATTGCGACGCAAGCTATTGGTGAACGCGCAACCCAATTAGTATTAAGAACCTTCCATATTTCAGGTGCGGCATCTACATCCGGTGGAAAATCTGGAGACAATGATGATATCATTTCGGGAATGACTATTGCCAAAAAGATGTTTCATAGTCCTGAAGATATAACTACACCTGGTGACTTGGTAAGAAGAATCTACAAAGTATTCGGACAATATGGTGACATCAAAAATATTCATTTTGAAGTCATCACCGCATCAATGATGTGGCACGGTAATAAATTGTGGAGACTTCTTCCTGCACGAAATACTGTAGAACCTGAATATGTAAGCATTCTACAAGTACCTGCTAGATCATCTTGGCTTCTTGGGTGTGCATTTAGCAATCTAAAACAAAAGCTTATTACTGGATTGATTGAGGAAGAAGTAGATGAATCGTCTGCTTTAACTTCACTGTTCAGATACTAAGTGAGGGAGTACCAATGGATCCTAGATTTACAAGAGACAATATCTTAAATAGACGAAAGCAAGAATGGACACTTGATGCAATACAATATCATCTTGATCAAATATTTGGAACAGTCCAAATGATTGAGGGATGGGTGTATCAAGGTTCTTCTTGGAGACCCTCACAGAAACCAACGAAAAAAGAAGATTTGAAAAAGAGTGTATTTCGCATCATTGTTTGTAAAATGATTGCACCTGATGGAAAAGAACATGAGTATCCAATACAAGTTCCAACATTGGTATACGATCAATTCTTTTACATTGGGGGATTTCTAAAAGTCCCCATCTTCCAATTGTATGATCTTCCAATAATATACAGAGAAGTATCGAAAACCACTTCGATGCTAAAACTGAGAACAAATTCAATTTCTATGAGTGTTGATTTGAATAGACGAGATGGGAACATCAATGTTCAAGTCTTTAATAAAGATGTTCCATTTGATGTATTGTTAGCATCTGTTCACACTCGGGAAGAAGTTGCTGAGTTCTTGGATAGTCATCCTTCATATATGGATAATGAATACATTGTTCGTATAATGGAAGGTGCTGAATTTCATTGGGATCAAGCAAGGAATTACCAGCAGACTTGTGAATATTTGGGTCAGTTCTTCATGAATCAACCTTCAGAAAAATATAGGAAAGGGGAAGGAACTCTTTTCTCTATTAAGGCTGCATATGAAGTAGATCATTTTACAAGACAGTTCTTTCACACTAATTCAATTCTGTTGGAACTTCTTTATGCTATTGGGGAAGGTCCTAAATCTGATACGGATGTAAGGAGAAAGAGGATACGCCTAGCTGAGTATATTCTTTCACCAATGGTCCGTAAGATGTATGACATGCTCATAGCAATCAAGAAAACCCACAAGGATAAGTTTTCTATTCCTCAGAACATTCTAATTGATAATTGCAATTCGTCCACTCCAAAAAATGGGAAGAATGATGTTGCTCATATCATTCATTACAACTTTCCAGTTAATCCAGTTGGCGAACTTGCTGCCTTGATGCAATGCAGTTTGGTAGGGCCTGGTGGATTTAAGAAAGACAATGTTCCTCCTCATTTGAGAAATATGGATGAAAGTCAATTTGGATTAATCTGTCCTGCGGATACTCCCGACAGAGAAGGTTGCGGCGTAATACAAAATCTCGTTCCGATTGTAGACATTAAAGAGAACGGAATGTTTAACGCTGTGGTAGATGAAACTGTACTTACTTCTCTTCCTATCAATCTTGTGCCGTTTATGGAACATGATGACGCCACAAGATTGCAAATGGCAAGTAATCAAATTAAACAAACCATCTTGCTAGTGGACTCTGAAAAAGCTACGGTTCGTTCAGGTTTGGAATCCGCATATTTGGAAAGAACCAATTTCTTGCATGTTGCCAAACATAATGGAATCGTTACATATGTTGATCCATTTTTTATGGTTGTTGCATATGATGATGTAACTGATGAGAATGAACCGAAGGCTGAAGTCTTCAATATTAGATATCGTCCATTGTATTTGAATTCAATAGATTATGTGGAACGAAAATTTAATACTGGAGAAAGATTCGAAAAAGGTGAAATTCTTTGTTCATCCAGATTCCTGAAAGATGGCGAATTGTCCCTAGGAAGAAATTTCCTTACTGCCGTTATTCCTTGGAAAGGGTTTAACTACGAAGATGGAATTATGATTTCAGAGTCTGTCAGTAAGAAAATGACGTCAATTCATTCAGTAGAATTGTCTTTTCAAGTAGAATCCGGACAAGTTCTATTATCCCTTGAAAAAGATGGATATGTTCCTCTTCCAAAACCAAATCAAATTTTGAAGAAAGGACAAGTATACGGTAAAATTAAAACACTGGATTGGGAAAACGGTTTTGATAATATCAACGAAGCACCAATTGAGCAGGTTTCTCCTATCGATTGTAAAGTTGCTTCCGTTGAGATTTTTCCCAATACTTGGAACAAACGAATTGATGACTTTGATGCAAAAATAGACACGCTTGTTGCAGAACAAAGCATGAGATTTGATGTTCTCGTTTCTAGTTTGGAACCGTATATGTCCAAGGAAGAACTTGATACGTTTATTATGGTAAATGGATTATCCTCCTTAAACTGTGATGATCAACATATTGGTAAGTATCACGTAAAAGGAGAGAAAGTAGGAGGAATCCTTTTCCGTATAAGAGGAGTATATGAAGAAGCAATTGGTATTGGTGACAAAATTGCAAACAGACATGGAAATAAAGGAGTTATTGCTAAAGTCATTCCGGATGATCAAATGCCTTTATTAGAAGATGGCCGTCATCCTGATGTCATTATCAATCCCTTAGGTATCGTGTCTCGAATGAATGTCGGCCAATTGTGTGAATTGCATATGGGTGAAGCAGTATATCAATTAAAGAAAAAGCTTAAAGCCAGATTGATTGCTGGAGAGATTGATGAATTAATTTCTGATCTGTTGACTTTCTTGAATATAATTGATGAAACCCCAAACAAGTGGGCAAGTGCTCAAGTGTTAGAGGATTTCAAACGAATTCAAGACGAAAAAGGTACAGAAACAGCAATAGATGAGTTATACGTAATACAACCTAGCTATCAATCCACTTCACCTATGAAATTGAAACAAGCAATGGACTACGTTGGTGCGCAAGATAAATATATGTTAACGGATGTTGGAACTGGCTTAGAAATTAGAAAGCCAATCGCATGTGGATATATGTATTTTGACAAGCTTGTACATAGAGCGAGCGATAAAATCTCTGCAAGATCTATAGGTCCATACAACAAGAAAACGTCTCAGCCTATGGGTGGAAAATCCAATAGAGGGGGACACAGACTTGGTGAGATGGAAGTGTGGGCATGGTTAGCACACAATGCAAAGGACTATCTGAAAGATCTACTAACAGTTCATTCCGATTCAGTTGCTAAAAAGAATGCAATGCTTGCAGATATCTTACAGAATCCAATGTTAATTGATGAAGATGAGGATAAAGACAATAGACCACAATCCTTGAGAATATTGGAATCCTATTTGAATGTAGTAGGATTGTCCTTGAATTTTGGGGATGAAAAGCTTAGTGATCTCTACATGTCTTGTAAAGTAAATTCAGAAGGAGAAGATAGACATGACTGATATATTCAATCACTCGGGCGCACCGTTTATGGTAGAATCGTTGGAAGAAGGTCCTGACCCTATGGAGGGCAGGACCTTTGACCGACCCACCGTGGGTTTTTTAGGCGTCCAACCGCAACACGTTAAAGCTATGGAAGGAATCGCACAGAAATTTCAAGGGATTCTTGAGGATCTTAGAGATGGTTTCGGATTAGATATTGATGATGAAAACTTCCGAGAAACTCCTGCAAGAGTTGCAAAAATGTGGGTACTTGAACGTTGCGTGGGAATCAATAGTGAAGAAGCTTGTATGCAAATACTCGGCAAAGATTTTCCGGCGATGGATAGTAAAGATTCTAAAATTGGGGATCAACTAATCATCACCACAAATCCTGCTATTGTATACAGTTTATGCCCCCACCATTTTGAAAATGTAACATATGATGTGTGGTCCGGATATATACCGAAAAGTAAGTTTATTGGAATTTCTAAGTTTAGCAGAGTAGCTGAATTGTATGGTAGACAACCTATTTTGCAAGAGAGCTATACGTCTGGTTTGGCTAATATTTTAATGAAGGCTTTAGATCCTCTTGGTGTTATTGTTGTGGTTAAGGGACGGCATAATTGTCTTCGCTCAAGAGGAGCTAAAGCAAATCCAAATCAATCTATGGTGACATCTGCTTTACGCGGAATATTTGTAGATGAACCTACGTACAAAGAGGAGTTTTTCAAACTTAGCTCTTTGGATTAAGGAACGAAAATGGAACAACATACAACTGATAGTATAGATATGGATGCAGTTAGAAGATGGTTGGATGAATTAAGTACAACTGTTTATGGTGGAGAGTCTCCTCTAATATCACCGTCGATTCTGGACAGAATTCAACCTACATTTCCCGGATATATGACAAGGACTCCTTATCTTTATTCGTCCGAGCCACCTTTTCATTATTCTAGCGCAATGCGTTCTTCAATCTTTTCAAAAATGAAGGAACAACCAATGTCGACATCAACAATTGATCCAATTTCACAAGCAGAACCTATAGATGAAGTTCCTGAAATTATACCGTTGTCATTAGCAAATGGCTTGGAGCAATACTTTGAGAATAATGACAGCATGTCACAACAATTGCAAGCAGCAATTGGCATACCATTTCCAATCGAAAATCTAACATTTCGAGAATTCCAAGAAAAAACAGATTGTCTTAAAGTTGCTAATATGGAGACAACCCCTATTGCCGAAGATCAAGAGATCATTTTAATTAAGGATGATCGTCTTCAACCAACTTTTAGGGCATTTGTTTCATCTCCCCAACACAAACTTCCATATGTTTCTGGTGATAATGTTCATCTAAGTATGATGAATGATGAAAATAAACCATTTGCCAATGGATTTTTAATGCATGTTGCGGATGCTAAATACGAGATGATTTGTTTCATGCCTTTTGGAAATGGAAAGAAACTGTATGCAACAGGCATTAAATACAATGATGCAGAATATGCAAATATTACCCAAATGTTTTCTGTTGGAATGTGCGGTGTGGATGAACCTCTTCCCAATGTAGTTGTTCCAGGATATCCGGCAAGAGATCCACTATCTGCTCTAACAGACACCGACAGAATTTGGTGTTCTAAAGCGTCTGCAAGATTTCAAAAGATATTTGATGATTGGGGAACTGTACGGCAGGCACTAATTTCACTAAATGAGTTATTGTATTCTACCGTTGATCCTAATTACATGAAGAAGATTTTGTATTTAAACAACCAGTTGTCATATCCTCCGTTTGAACGCAATAGATGATTAATAAGGAATGTTCTCTTATTCTTTCTGATCTGTATGAGTATGATTTTGCTGCGTGTGCTTACAATGTATTGAAAAACATTGGATGGGATTTAAGTGGCGTAAACAAGAGAAACAAAATACAAAGAAATATTCAGATTGGATTAATTCAAAGAGACAATCCAGATATTGCCCAATATTTGCAATACACAATTGATAATCTAATTGATTTGTATCTTCGTGAAAATCATATAAAGGATCATGAAATAATACTACGGCAGAAAGATGGTGTAGTATTAACAAAACCTTTAAAGTTCACCAATTTCACAATGAAATTAGAATTCAGAGGAATTATTTCTAAATTGATATTTAGTACAGATCGACGAAAGTGGTTAAAGATTCACCAAAGTGGAGATGTTGTTGTAAAAGGATTAGGCAAAGAACTTTATGACGCATCTTTCTATCAATTGTTTAGAGAACTAAATTATGCAAATAGATCTATGCTCATTCAGGGTGTAGAGAACATTAGAAGGAGGATTTTAAGTTCAGAGAGTATAAGTTGGTTTATGTTAAAAGATGATGATTGTTTTCTTGTACCTATCTTGGATGCAGGGTTAATTAAGGTAAGAAAATCAACAATCAAATCGGTAGACTGTAATGATGTGGATAAAGATTATTTATGGAATACTTATGTTTGGCCGTTTGCACAAGCAATACTGGTATTCTGTACAAGCAGATGAATCGAAAGGAATTTGAAGAAAATGGCTTACGAAAAAGACAAAGAACGAATGTTGAAGACTATCCGTGTTCCTGATAATCCTGAATATCCGGACAGATCTGGTACAATTGTGGAAGTAAAGCAGTATGATGAATACCGCCCCAAACTTCAACTAAGACGTTGGAGAACTAATAAAGAAGGTGAAGTGTCTGAGTATCCGTTTGTTGAAATTCCTGCCTATCCGAAAACTGTTGAACGTCTTAATGGTGTTCTTGCGAAGTTGACGGAAGGTATTAATCAACAAGAATGGAAGAAGTTTGAAAGTCAATAATTAACGAAACTTAAAAATTTGGTTCCATGTTAGAGTGGAACCATTTTTTCATCTACTCTAAGGAAATTCAAAAATGGATCACACTAATAGAATAGATCTTGCCCTTCACGATGCGGTTGACTTAGCTCTAGAATCGGCTACATTGAGAGGAAATGGAATAGAGCATAACTTGTTTATGCTGATTGGAAAACCTGGTGCAGGTAAGACTAGGCTTATTGAGAACAAGGTAAAAGGTAGAGGGTGGGGGTTTTTAACATATTCTCCTGCACTTGAACGAATTGAAAAGTTCGGAGGTATTCCCGAGATCCTTTGGAAAGAAAAGTATGGAAAAAATACGGATGGAGAGAATGAAATAATTGACAGAGAACTCCATACAGTATGGTCCGTCCCCCAAATGATTTGGGAAATCAATCAAAAAGCAGACACGTATCCTGTAGTGATTGTATTGCTAGATGATTGGCATTTGTGTGATAGTGATTTACAAGCTATTGGATTTGAGTTGTTCACGTATTATACGTTGAATGGCCACAAGATCCGTGATAACGTTGTATTCATTCTTGCAGGAAATGAATCTAGTGCTGCTGGTGCCAAAATTCAAATGTCGGCCATTAGAAACCGAAGCACTTTGATTTTTGTAGAACCAGATGTTGAATATTGGCTTAGGAATTTTGCAATTGCCAATCATCTTCATCCTCTAGGTATTTCATTTTTTCAAAACAAAGCTAATCAAGATCTATTTCAAGAGCAAGAAAGTACCGTTGAACAGTTTGGTTCTGCTCGTTCTTGGACTAGTGCTTTTAATCTCATCAAAGCTATGGAAACAAATAGAAATTATCATAGAACAGATGATGAAACAGGAAATTTGGATTTACCAAGGCATTTTGTGCAAGCCATATTCCAAGGAAGTGTGAGTATGGTTGCTACAGAAAGATTCATGACGCATTATGATATCTACAGCAAAATAAATTTGCACGAAATCTTTGATAAGAAAATCATCAACATTCCTTCTGATCCGGTTGAGAGATATTGTTATTCTGCGGCGAGTAACTATGAGTTTTATAGACGATATGTTAATGTTGCTCAACTAAGTAACGAGGAAACAACAAAAATAAGAGAAGCATGTGTTGATGCTTATGTAATGGTATTGACTAAGTTGGAAAAATTCTGTCAAGAAATTGCATCCATGACAATTGTCAATCTTGGAAATATACCCAAGAATGAGAAATTAGGAACACCTTCTGGAATGGAAATAATTATTGACATGCTCAAGCATAAAAAGATAGATGCTGCTCTATCTAAAAAGCTTGTGGAAATTACGAAACTTTTGAGGTAATTCAATGGCAAGTCTTTTACAGACAGTTGACAAGTTGATAACCGAAACAGATGTGATTCTCTTAGGCAAAAAGAATCTTAGATATTTTGGGATACTTTCGTACGGACTCAAAAAAACAGTATTTGCTCCCGGAGAACCTGGATATGCAAAACTTCCATCATATGTAAAAGGAACATTTGCTGCAACAGATGGGAAAAAAATATTCTTTATTGTTCAGGAAGGTTTAACCAGAGAAGATATTATTTTTGCCACACTTCACGAAACTCTGCACATCATTAGTGGACACATAGTAAGATTTCAAAGTCGAGATCGATTACTTTGGAATCTTGCTACAGATCATGTGATAAATTGCATCATAAAAGATATCTCGTCAAAAAATAACAAAGTTACATTCTCAGATAATTGTGTGTATTTTGAGGAAATTGCAAAAGAACACCCTAATGCTTCTGCTGAGATAGTATACGAGATATTGTGTAAGGAGGTTAATAGAAATGCACCCTCTAAAAAGGATGGTCCTAAAAATCCTGGGGGCCCAGGAGGATCATCCCCATCAAGTTTCAATCAAAAAGGAAAAGATAACGGGGATTCGAATGGATCCCAAACAGACGGAAACGGAGATGATGAAAACACTCCAAGCAGTAGCATTGGAGAAGATAACAGAAGGTACTCATACAAGATATATGATGGACCATGCGGAATTAAAATCGCCACATTTAAAGATCATACCAACGGTAAAGAATTCTCGTTTGCCATGGATGCAACATTTATGGAAAACGGTAACGCGGAGGAAGATAAAAAATGTGAAGCAGCGTTGAAGAATCTGAAACAAAAAGCAAAATCTCTTTGGCACAGTCCGGTTGTAAATAAAGGAGATTTTCCAGGAAACATGATTTCTTATTTTGATGAAATATTCAAAATTGAGACACCATGGAATACTCTGTTGGAATCAGCGATATTATATCCTGTACAAACAGAAAAACGTAGATCCTGGACAATGCCTAATTTTTACTATCGACGTTTTGCAAGAGTCCCAGGGAAATGGAAAAACAACTTAGGTAGAAAGATACTGGTAGTTGGAATTGATTCATCCGGATCTATTTCGGATGACGATTTGAAAATATTTCTTGGGATTGTTTTGGATTCTACTTCGTATTTTGATGGATTGTATATCTTGGTGCATGATGTGGATGTTCAACAGGAATTCATTTTTGAAAAACGTCCAGATAAAAATCAACTTGTAAGTCAAATACGAGAGATCAAAGGAAGAGGAGGGACAAGTCATCATCCAGTATTTGAAAGAATTACACAACTAAATGAAGACTATCTAATAAGTAGTGTAATTTTTCTAACGGACTACTGTTCAGATGTTGAATCTATCTATTCAAACTTTGATTGGTTCAGAGAACTGCCCAGTATTTGGCTTGTAACATCCGAATTGGAGGTTAAATTTCCTGATTATGTCGACTATAAACATATCCGAATTCCATCAGGACGAGATCTTGCAACCTCCGGAAGAGGAACAAGTTCTATTTACTGATGAAGAGTGTTTACCAAAGGAAACAAGATGGGCATATTTGGTTGGTGTGAGAAGAAATCCGCCAATCATCAGCTCCAAAAACTTTCAGCATTATAGTCTGGATTTCTTCTTAGAAATCACGTCCGAACAAATAGCGACCCTTGTTGCTTCTAATATGTTGAAGGGAGGAGTGGATCAACATTTATTGGATGAATTGGATGACAATATGGAGGAAATAAGAACTTCTCTAGTAGGATGTTCATTGCGATCTCGTTTTTGTAATGACGCAGAAGCTTTCTTATTTCATTCCAAAGAACAATTGGATCGTGAACTATTGGAATCCCTTATCAACACTCTTCCGAGAAATCGGTTGGAAGAAGCTAGAGTGCGTATCTAATGATTGATAGAGACAAGAACCTAGTTCAACGTCCTCTATACAATGAGAGGGAACCAATGAAATATCAATATCATTCGTTGGTTCCCTCTCGGAGTAAAATAAGTACCAAACATGATATACCGTTTTTTCCAGATCAATCTACTGATGCGCCAACAGAAATAAAAGAAGATAAAACCTTGGCTTTAGTAATTGGGTCCACGGTTTTGTTGTTATGGAATTGTTTTAGTACCTTTGTCAAAGGTGCTGTTTCCCTTTTCATTGTAGTAATGTGCTCTGTTGGTTCCCTGTGTTCTAATGTATTTGATTTCATTTTACTATCATCTAAAGAAGAAATGTCTGGAAGAAAAGATAGAAAGATTGAGAAACGCACAAGATGGCCATAGCCAATCCTAGTTGCTCAAAGGAAAAATTGCAAACCCTCTAGATAACAAGGAGAAATTAATGGCCACTACTTCTGGAACAGGTGCAGTCAATTCACCGTATTATTCAATAACATTCTTATGGGATGATATTGACTTTTCCCTATGTGTTGATCGTGTTCACATTGTAAATTCGATTGATGCAGTATATCAAGTCTTTATCATCGAAGCAGGAATTCGTGCAAAAGACATTCTCGATTATGATTTGCATGGGCAAAAGAAGATGAAGGTGATTGTAGAACTCAAAACAGAAGATGCGGGAGAATCAGTTGAATCATTTGAGACAGAATTGATACTACAACACACTTTAGGTGATCTATCCATTATGCCTGAAAAAGAAGAAGATGGAGCAGATCATGCGAAAGTGAATCGAGGAGCATTTTTCTGTATTCCTACGGTTGCTTATAAAATGACAACACAAAGTCTTAATGCTTTGGCACCAAATAATGATCCTAAATCTCCTTTTGATATGGTGATGGACCTTGTTAAAAAGTACATTACCGACGCAGATGTTACTGTAGATGATAGAAACGCTAACAAATACAAAGGGGAACAATTGATGGTTCCTGCTTCAAATTTCGGAGCGGCATTAGATCATATACAAGAGCATTACGGTATATACAAGGGCTATACATATTTTCAATGTGTAATCGAAGAAAATCGTACATTGTTTCACATGTGGGATTTATCAAAGATAATCAAAGATGAACCTTTGTATAAAGTGTATTTTCTGTCCCAAGGAAAGAAGGATTCAGAAGTAATGAAAGAAGTAGGTAAAGATGATAAGTCATATCATACTTATTTACCAATTCAAACATTCAATCGAGAAAATGAAATCGTTGCTAGAATTTCCAAAACTCAACAGCATATGATCTCTCCTAATGATGACTTGTTTTCAATCATTGAATTGGATGTGGAAAATGTATGGAAAGAAAATGCTGTGAGAGATGGAGGTGAATTAAAGCTGTCGGATACCGTCAAGGAAACTCAGGATTTTCTCGGGAGATATAGAGTTGGTGTAGATTACAGTGATGCAAACCTTACTTCCAAAATTGCTAAAGAAATTAGCCATGGAATGGAAAGAGAATTTAAATTGGATAGAAACCTTCGATTGAAAAATCTGATGAAGGTTGGATACCCAATTGAATTCGTTCCCGAAAGTGTTGAATACGGTGGAGTTCAAGGAAAATACGTAATACAAAGTTCTAGAATTTCATTGGTTAGGGATACTGTTGCACATTGGAACGCAATGGTTACAATAAGAGTGTTTCGTGGAAACGCAATGATCTAGATAGGAGCAGTTATGTCTGAAGAAAAAGTCAAATTGATTCATGAACTGGCAGAAGAAGGTAAAGAAGAAGCGATTGTAGAAGATCCTACAACGGCAGATACAATCCAAAAAGAAAAAGACAAAGATAGAAAAGATGGAAAGCATAAAGGTTCTAGTAAGTTCACTGCAAAACTTATTATGAAACGGAAAACTCAAAAGAAATTGCAGAACGCTGCCCGTAAGAAAAACCGGCGATAACAGTATATTTACCAATTGGGGTGGAGTCTTCAGACTTCACCCCATTTTTCATTTTCTTTTTTTCATCACTTTTTTGTCTCAGGAAAAATATATAAGCAAAGACAACGGAGAATTCACAATGAATGATACAATATCGCTTTATGAATACGCATTAGAAAACCGAAAGTACTCTGGAGATTATCTTCATCTACTTGAGGACAAAGTCATTCACGAAGGATTCTCTGATTTCGTTAAGAAGATTTCTAGTTATCCAATTGACAAAGCTCTTTCAATCATAGATCAAAGGCATAAGAAGATTGAAGAGAAAAGATTAATGTATCGTAGCATCCTAAAAAAGAATGGTGTGGATGTATCCAGATTAGATAAGACTATATTGGATAATATTAGATCAAGAACAAAAGAATTAGAAGATAGTGCAAAAACTGCTGATTTATCAAAGGGTATGAATGCGATCAAAAATATTGTAGATGATATTAAAATAGATATACCACGGTTGAATTTGTTTGAAGTTGGTCCTGGAGAAAATCCCCTTGCAGTATATGGTATTCCTGCAATGATTTACATCGTTTCATCTGTGCTGAAGATCACTATCTATACATTAGCTACTCAAGCAGGATTCATGTTTGTTGGCCCTTCCGGTGCATCGATCCCAGCACACTCAATTCAATGGGTATTTCAAGTATTTTCAGTAATGATTATAGGAACGTTAATTGATCAATTGGCTGTTCTTGCGTCTGTCAAAACTGGTGCAGAAAAACATTTTATGACACTAACAAAAATGGGGCAAGTTGCACTATCAGGTATGATGTTTAATACGTTAAGCCAAGATGCTTTAAAACATGGTGGTGCTGCTGGATTTGTTTGGTTGAAAACCATACTATTCAGATTGTTGAATGTTGGTGCTCTTCGGTTATCTGTTGCACTACAAAAGACTGGAAACAAATTGGATGAATCAAAATTGGGATTCGGTATATCATATATGATTCAAATTGTAGTCAAAATGGTTGAAATACTATTTTCAGGAAATTGGCTCTTCCAAGGGGTTTAAACTATGGCTGTCAAAAAAGTTGCTACAAAAACAGCAGGCATATCACGTGAAGTATATGATCTCGCTAAGAAGAGAAAACACTTTAAAGAAAATCCCGTTGAGTTCATAGAGAACTTCGTTAAGATTCCTACACCTGGTGGAAGTGAATTACTTAAACTATATGATCCGCAAAAAAGGATTATCAAAAACTTCTTCCAATTTCACGAGATGATCTTATTAAAATCAAGACAAATTGGAATGTCTACATTAACACAAGCGATTATTACATACATCTTTACATTCTATGAAAACTGTGTAGTTGGTGTTCTTTCCAGAGATAGTAATGAATCATCTGACTTCTGTCGTAAAACACAAGACATGATTGATCAATTACCAGATTGGTTACGCCCCGTTTATAAAAACAAATCAATTCAATATTTCATTCTGGAGAATGGTTGTCAATTACATATTGCCGCTGTATCTCCTGCTAATCCTGGTGCAGTATTTAGATCCAAAAGTATTACATTGCTAATTATAGACGAAGCTGCGCACATTAGAGATATTGATCAAGCATGGACTGGTATTGGTAGTACGCTATCTAAAGTACAACAAGTGGCACAGAAAAAAGGAATTCCATACGGTACTATTATCTTATCCACACCTAATAAAACAGAAGGTATTGGTAAGTGGTATTTTCAAATGTGGATTGGTGCCCTTGCTAAAACAAATGCCTTTAGGCCTCATAAAATACATTGGACAGAAATACCAGACTTTAAGAATGATCCTGGATGGTATAAGAAGCAATGTAAGATATTGAATGGTGATAAAAATAGAATCGCACAAGAGCTTGAATTGAAATTCGTTGGATCTGGTAACAGTTTGTTTACAGAAGATGTGCAAACCGCTTTACAGGATTGTGCTAAACCTGCTACCGAAGTTGTTCAATTGCCTAATTACAAAGGTAAAGGTGAATTGTGGAGATTCAAAAATATTAACCGAGGGCATTTCCATATAATTGGTGTTGATGCTGCAACGGCTGCGGGAATAGATCGAAGCGCCATTGAAGTGATTGAATATGAAACAATGGAACAAGTAATGGAATTCAATGGACATATAGATCCTAAAGAATTATCAGACGTAATTCGCCTCATCTGCGCTCATTGCCCACATAATATAATAGTAGTTGAAAATCAAGGCGGGTATGGCCAAGCTGTCTTATATGAATTGATGTATGATGAAGAGGTTGTTTATAACCTTTATGGTACTTATAAAGGAAAAGATAGACGAATTGGTACAAGTAGATCTCGAGGTGGTAGCAATATAGAATTCATTCCAGGATTAAGTACCAATACAAAAACTCGTCCTTTGATTCTGGATGCTTTATATGACGTTGTTGCTCATGATCCTGATGTTATCTATTCAGAAAGACTTGCAGCAGAACTATTGGGATTAACCAATAAAGGTTCTAAAGTTGAAGCAGATAAAGGTTTCCATGATGACTTAGCACTTGCTTATGGTTTCTGCTGCTACGTTAGAAAGTATGAAGTAGAAGCTTTGGGAGATGTTGAAGGGTTAAGAGAAGATGAAGTCGGTATGACATTTACAAAAGATACAATAGAAATCATGAGAGGCTTAAATGGAGAAGCACCATTCTCCGCAGATAGACAAGTAGCCGTTACAACAGGTGTGGAAAATCCTAATTTGAAATCTGACATGAATAAATACATACAGCGGGAGATGCTATCCGGGAATCTTTGCGGATACGTAGATGTCCTTGCAATGTTTGGGGATATGCCATTTGGCAGTGATTCCGATTCCATGTTCTAGACAAATCTAGGAGCCAATAAGTGATTACAGATTTATCGCACGAACCTTCAAGTGGATCAGGAGATGCAATAAGAACTCCTACTGGCCACGTCAATCCTTCTTTTCTTGCCGATTATAAAGACAAACGTGCAAAAGAAGTTAGTCACAAAACTCTTTCTGCCGTTACTGGAGCAATGAAGGATCTCTCTATAGAACTTGGTGAATTAAAACAAGAGATAAGAACACAACATAAAAGAACCGGATCAGTATTAGAATCACAAACCTCTAGAAGTAAAAGAGGATTGGTACAAGTAGATATAAGCAAGAAAGCTGCTCAAACCCTAAATACTGGTATGGAAAGAATGTCCTCCAGTGCATATGAAATTGCTTCTTCTACTGAAAAATTTGAAAAACAAACAAGTATTCTTCGGAGTATTGTTGCACAATTCGGAAATTATTCAAGACGCTCTACTGAAAGTATGATGAGCGTTGCTAAACAAGTTAAACACTCCACATATGAAACTGGTAAGATATTATCAAAGACTCCCGGTAGAGCAATTGCTGGTGCTGCTCGCGGTGTACAAAAAGGTACTGAGTTTATCAGTGACACACAAGCGGCACGTCAAGCTGAACAAGATATGAAACAGATGCAAGAAGCTGCAAGAGAACATATGGTTAGAATGATGTTCTTAGGTAATCCAGTACTTTCATATCTTGGACAAGGTGCAATTAAAGGACTGTCTCCAATAGCTAAAAAAGCTATTGAAAAAATGAGGGCAATGAAATCCAATAGAGGTGAATTAGATTTCAATGAAGGTCCTCAATATAAACACAAAGGTGGATTTATAGTTGCACACAAAGGTGCAGTTCTTACCAATAAAAAGACTGGACAAAAGAAACGTGTTGGTGCGGATGAACATGTTGCTGTTCTAAAAGAAGGAGAGATGGTTCTCCCGACTCAGAATAAAGACTTTCTTACTGAATTGTCCAATTCGATAGCTAAAGCAATTATTAAGGCAGACGAAGCTAGAGTTGATCGCTCCAAAAGTCAACCTCTTTTGAAAGTATCCAAAGGCGAATACTTCCAGAAGTTTAAAGATGTATTAGAAGAGACAAATTATCAGCAAGCAGAAATGGAAACCGGTACAAAAATCAAAGTTTCCAAGATGAAAACTTTTATTCGCGCTGCAATGCCTCCGAAAATCCCAACGGCTGCCAAATACTTAAATGAATTACCCAAAGCTACTGCTTTAGGAGGCATCCATGCTGCTCATTATCACGTAGCAAAAGCTGATTATGCTGCGGGAAGAGCGGAGGGACTGGATAAACTAGATCAATCCATACAAACAAATGAAATACTAATGGCTGGATTTGGATTAAGAGGAAAAATGAGACGCCCCAAATCCTACCAATCACTTTCTGCTAAATTAGGCACGTTTGTTAGAAAGCAAGTTGGACGGCCCAAACAGTGGTCCAAAGGCGTAATGAATCAATTGATGGGAAGAGAAGGTGAAGGTTTCCATGGAGGAATGCCTGAACTATTAGGCGGAGGTGGAATTCGAAAAGGGCAAGGACAAGAAGATTCATTCAAAAAAGCATTAGAATCAACAAATGCTTTGTTAGAAAAGCTTATAATTATGCAGTCTCTCTCTGGCGGACTCGCTGTTCAGTTTGCTAAAACTGGTACGAACGTAGACACGATTCTCAAGAGAGCTTGGTTACAAGCGTTACAAGAAAATTCTAAAGAAAAAATTTTAAAATCACAAGGAGAAGTTGTTCTTACCAAAGCTGAAAAACTAAAAATAAAAGAAGAAGGGAAAGCAGAAAGAAAGAAAGCAAAAGAAGATAGTCCTGCAAATGTGTCATGGAAAGAAAAACGCCGTGCAAAAAAGAATATCCGATTTAAAAACAAAGCAAATAAAATGCAAAGTGTATTAGACAAAGACGGGAGTGCGTCGATTCTAGATATAATGTCTGTGCTACAGAGGAACATGTCTAGAGATTCAGTTATCTCTCCAATTGAAAAATTGTCTAAAAAATTGTCTAAAAAAATAGAACCAGGAATGGATTATATCAAAGGGAAAGCAGAAAATATAAAACTTGCTGCAACGGAAACAGGTCGCAAAGCAATTCAACCTTTTCAAGCACTACACGGACGGTATAAAGAAAAACTTACTCATTATAAAGATGCTCTTGAAAGAACCCCTCTTTCTCCAAAAAGATTAAGTGATATACTGGAAAAGCACGGGGATGAAGTTATAGATTGGGGAAGAGCTGCTGCAATTGATAAAAAATCTAGAACGACAGAGATTGGAGAAATTGCTGCAAGATACTCTAAGGGCAGAAAGTTGTGGGCGGAAGAAATTAGGGAGGAATTAACAAAGAAATATAATATAGGGAGAATTGAAGGATTACAAGAAACTGCTGATTATCAGAGATTTCAAAAATCTAAACGTTTAGCCGAAGACTCTTCTACCATCAGAAAACACATAAAACGTCAAAAATCTGTTGCTGCGTCACATGAATTTTCGGACGAGATAGAGTCTGTAAGAAGGGATGCCCTTATAAATGGGGTGATTTTAACTCCTGAGCAGGAAAAAAGTTTAGCAAAATCTTATATAAAAGAAAAAGCCCAATTGCTAAGAGAATCTGATACTTTTGTTGAAGAACAACAAAGAAGACAAACTGCCAGAGATCAAGCCACCACCAGAGACAGATATAAAGATAAATTTACGGGCATGTCTCCTGAGGAACGAGACAAAAAACTAAAAGAAATAAAAGAAAGAAGGGAAAAAAAGCAAAAAGCAAAAAATCCTTATAAACTACCCACATCAATTCCAACAGCTCAAGAAGAAGGAGGAGAAGAACTTCCGATCCGAGGTGGAGAAGGAGGAGTGAACGGCCATTCAGGAAAACTTCTTTCTGAAATTCGTGATACTACTATAAAAGAAACTACGATTGTAGAGGAAACTCAAGGAGTTCTATCTAAAGTTATTGCTCCACTTATTGCAGCAATTGCTAGTTCATCCCAAGCAAATGAAGAAAGAGAAGCAGAGAAAGAGAAAGAAGGTTTCTGGAATAAAGTATTCGGAAAAAAGAAAGACGAAGACAAGAAAAAAGGTGGAATTCTTGAAAATCTTAGTATCTTCAAAAAGTTAGGGTTAGGTGCGCTTGCAGGTGCAGTTCTTCCTCTTATTGCTGGATTTCTTAGCGGAGGAATGGAAGGAGTAGGTAGTGCATTAAAAGGCGTAGGCGTTGGTGGATTGATTGGTGGAATTATTGGATTAGTTACATTAGGTTTACCTGGAGCCATAATTGGTTTTGGTTTAGGATCGTTTGTTGGGGGAATGTATCAAAACTTTAAGGGTATGAATGAAGGCGAAACAATGACAGCCCTTGCAAAAGCCTTCAAGAATCCAATATCTGTAGGAGTTGGTGGTGCAGTTGGTGGAATATTAGGACTTGTGCTTACTGGCTTTAATCCTCTTGGTGCCGTAGCTGGTATGGCGCTAGGTGGTTGGATTACTGCTAATATGGTTGATGAAAATGGAATGTCTGATACTATATTAAAGAAGAAATGGGATATCTTAAATAAAGACGGTTTTGATGGAACAATGGCAACAGGTACTATTGCGGGAGGCATACTTGGGTTAGTATTAACAGGAATGAATCCTTTAGGATTTTTAGCAGGTGCCGCATTAGGTGGATTTGTAACCAATCAAATCAAAACCATTGCCGATATAAAGAACTGGGAGGAGTTTAGTGCAACCCAAAAATCAATGCTAACAGCAGATATGACTGGGGATTCTATAGGTATTATCTCTGGTGCAATTATTGGTGGTGCATTAGGTGGTCCTGCTGGTATGTTGGCAGGTGCTTCACTTGGATATTTCTTATCTAAGACGTTACAGAAAGGATTAGATAAAAAGTTTGGACCGGAAAATGATAAGAATTTAGAAGCTTCTGGAACTCAAACTGGTGTTGGAAAATCTCTACATGAAGCAGCAATGGCCGCGGCAGGTGGTGGAACCAGTTATGAACAGAAACTTGCTGCTCTAGAAAAAGAAGAAGCAACTGCTTCGCCAGAAAGAAAAAAACAAATTCAAAGTGAAAAAGAAATTTTGCAAGGGAAAATAGAAAAACTTGGAAGAAGTACCAATTTAGCTACAACCGCGTTATCTATTTCTAAAGATGATAGTATGATTAATAAGTACAGAAAAGGTGAAGGAGATGATGGAAGATTTACAGAATTTAGTAAGAAGGATGCAACACGCTCACAAGCAATTGCAGATGCTGCTAGAATATTAGTTCAAGCAAGAGACGCTGGAAACATTGATCCCGCTCTTTCTGGTTCTTATTTAGAATCAATGAAAAACAAACCTCTAATGAAAGATATATTAGCAGCAAGAGATGAATTTTCTTCTGCTCAAACTAATGGGTCATTTCCAGAATCAGACAAACAAAACTATATAAGTCGTCTTCGAACAATCCTAGAGTGGAAAGGGCAATTAGCGCAACTATCAGATTATTTGTTAAAGGATCAAAAAGTATTAACTCCTCAAGAAATTAATCAAGCAAGTAATACAGTATCATCCAGCACAATATCTGGCCTCCAAGCATTTATTGACTCTCCATCTCCTAGAGCTAAAGCAGAAAATAGAGTAAGACGTTTAGAGAATGCTGTTGTTACACAGATACTTGCATCTGGCGCATTAAGTGATGCTATAAGAATGAAAAAGGCTGGTGCAACGGAATTAGATTTTGGGGAAGGAACAACGACTAGCCCATATCAAACAGAAGCCGATCAAAATCTTCAATATCAAAAAGGTAGAAATCTCGTAGAAGAAGTAAAACAGGAATCATACAGAGCAACCCCGTGGGGCGGAGCATTAGATCTTTTATCATTCGGTAAATACAAACAGATTGGTAAGGGATTAGATGAATTAGATATTGCTGGATCAACACAAGGTATGGCAGCAGAATGGGCACCCTTGTTAGGTAGAGGTGGATTCGGAATGCCTACCAATGGACCAATCTCTTCATTCTTTGGTCCTCGTATGGATCCTCTTGCAATGAAACCAGCATTCCATAGAGGAATTGATATCGCTGCAAAGAATGGATCAATGGTGTCGGCATCTGCTAGTGGTATTGTTTCATTTGCTGGGAAGAAACCTCAATTAGGTAACACAGTTGAAATTACACATTCGAATGGATTAATCACTGGTTACCATCATTTGAAAGATATATTAGTACAACCAGGACAACAAGTATCTGCTGGTATGCAAATAGGTACTGTTGGATCAACTGGAAGATCTACTGGACCCCATCTTGACTTCGGTATGGAAATGATGAAAGGCGGTAAACGTGTACCATTAGATCCTATGAAGCATATGGGCGGAACAATGGATTTCAATGCTAAACCAGAAGATCCATTTAATACCACCATGCCGGGTGTAGCTAGATCTATGGCGGAAATGACTACTCCTGCTTCTCCTCCTAAATCAACACCATCATCGATAGCAAGTGCTCAAGAGATTGCCGCTGCGCCTGACACAGATAGATTCGGAAATAGAATTTCTGAAATTGCAGGAGGATTTGGCGGCATTGTTGGAATATTTGCAAATCTATTTAAAGATATTTTCAGTATTATTATGGGCGGTGGCTCTCTTGGTGATATGGCATCATCTGCATGGAGTGGAATCAAGAGTGGTGCCAGTGCTGCAGGAAGTGCAATTTCTTCAGGTTATACGTCTGTAGCGAATGCTGCAAGTAATTGGAAAGATCCCCTTAGTAGAGGTTATGATGCAATAATGGGTGCTGGATCGTCTCTTTGGGAAAAAGCAAAGAAGATGACGATGGAGCATGAAGGATTACGTACATCAAAATATACGGATTCAAGAGGATTTCCAACAATTGGATATGGGCATCTATTAAAAGAGGGAGAAAGTTTTCCTGGGCAAATTACAGCGGAAGAAGCTGGCGCATTATTTGAGAAAGATTATTCACTTGCCAAAAGTGAGTTGATAAGTTTAATTGGTCCGGATAATTGGGCAAAATTAGATCCATATAGACAAGCGGCATTAACAGATATGACTTTCAACCTTGGTGGTTCTGGTGTTGGTAAATTTCAAGGCATGTGGAATAATATTTGGAAACAGGATTGGACTGGTGCAGCAAATGAAGTATTGGATTCTGATTATGCAAAACAGGTTAGATCTCGTGCAAGAACTATTGCACAACTCGTAGCTACTGGTGCGCAAAAAGCATCTCCTGGTAGTCCAACTGATGTAATTGAAATGATTAAATCTAAATTGGGCGCGGTTGGATCGTCCATTAAAGGTGGTATTGCCAAATCATATAGTTCCGTTATGAATTCGAATATTACTCAAGGTTTATTAGAAAAATGGCAGAAAGTCAAAGAAGGAACCAAAAATTACCTAAGTGGCGCATTCTGGCCTCCTTCTGGTGGGCAAGTAACCAGTAAATTTGGATCCACAGCAGGAAGAGATCATCCACATCAAGGTATTGATATTGGCGGATCAGGTGCTATCCACGCTGTACTTCCAGGAAGAGTTATAAGTGTCGAAGATAAATGGGAACCTGGACAAGCAGGTGCCCCGGATAAAGGTAACGCTGTATATGTAGAACATCAACTTGGAAATTATAAATTTATTTCTAGATATATGCATATGAAAAAAGGAATTAGTGTAAGAGAAGGGGAATCGGTTACAGCTGGACAAGTGTTAGGTGCAGTTGGTAATACTGGACACTCTACCGGACCGCATTTACATTTTGATATTGGAGATGATCAAGGTGCTGGATGGGAATCAAAAATTGATCCGCAAGCACTGTTTGCACCTATAGGATCTATGGCACAATTTGCAGCAGGATCCATGAAAGATAGTGTTAAATCGTTTTCAAATCAATCTTTGTTTACGCCCTCTACTCCTGAAGATGTGATGGCACAAGCAGCACAAGGAACAAAACCCCCAATGGATATGGGTGGGCCAAGAGCAAGAGCAGGATCACTTGCAGGAATAGAAACAGGCAGAAGATCAAATATAGGTGGGCCAGGACTATCATCCATGATGAATGCCAATATTCCTTCAGGACCCAAAGGTGTGGTAATTGACTTATCAACAATGCTACCAATTCAATCAGACCAATTAGCCAAGTTGCAACAAAACTATCAA